TTGAAGATTTTTCTAAATTGAGTCAAGGCCAACAAATAGAAAAATTTAATATATGGAAAGGATTAATTAGAAAATATTTACCCGAACTAAGAGGGTTAACATTCTATTCGAATGGTTCAAGAGGTGGTCAACCCCTCGAAAAAGTTGATTATAATGAAGCTAAATCCAGAGAAGGAGTAGTATATAATTCCACGAGCGGAATTAGCTGCAAATCAACCGTTTGCGGGTCGTAGAAGTATCATATAAATATCATTATATTAATAAGGATTTATTATGCCAACCTCATGGGCAAACACAAAAAAGAAAGAAAACGCTTGGAACAAAGCTAAAGATTCTTTTAAAAAATCCAAGGGGGAATATGGATAAGAAATTAAAAAAAATTGAAAATTTGTTGGGATTGATGGAAGAAAATTTGATATTTGAAATGAACTTCCCAAAAAAATTTAATGAAAATATTACACAAAAAGATTTTGAGAAAGCTAAAAATTATATTGCAAAAAGTTGGATGAATTTTTCTGACAACTTCCACGTCATAAAAGCTTTTATTGACAATCAAACATCCAAGGGCGCGATGAAAAAATCGGATGGGAATGGATGGAATAAAAGCATGGGAATAATATCTAAAGAACTTGGAGATTTATTTCATTTTTTAAATAAAACATCTTCTATAGCTCAATAATGGAGAGTTAAATGTCTAACATACATACCGTTTATCAGACATCTTGGGATGAAATCAAAGATTTTTATGATCAATGGCATTTGGATGATGGGATTCGTATTAATGAATTTTCTAATGGTCGAATGGGGCCTATCGATTCAGATAAATTGCATTGGATTAATTGGACTGATAATAATTTAATATCAGTTAGCCAAGCAACCGCCAATTTTGTTTATGAATTTATTAATAGAAATTATAATATAACAAATATTGCTTATATGATATGGAATTTAATGCCAATGGGTGATAACAAAGATTTTGAAACAAAATTCTTTGGAGAAGATCATAAGATGAATCAATATGGATATGATTTTCTAAAAAAAGATAACGGATCGCTTTTTATAGGTGCGTATAATGAATTAGTAAATGAATATACAACAAATAGACGAGCTAATTTCATTGGTGGCAGTGGCAATATTACATTAAAAGGAGCTTGCGTCGATTGGAGAATAAGAAAAAACATTTCCGATGAAGATCGGCTTCATTTATATTTAACAATAACATATTCGGAAAATAGAATATATCCACAAGCTTTATATGAAAATTTATGGTGGTTGTTTCTTCATCGCCAAATGTATATGTTATTAAGTTCATCGTTTGAAAATTTGGGATATGGAAATCTTATTATAAATGAACACACTAGAAGCGAAAAAACATCCGGGGTTGATGATTATTATTTTTATGAATCAATGAATTCTGGAAGATTGACTGCTTCAAGTTCACATATTTTTGACGAAGACGAATTGATTATCATTAACCCATTTGAATCGTATAATATTCTTAAATTTTCTAATTGGGATGGGTTAAAATATTTGTACAAAATATTTAAAGAAAAGAAAATAGAAGATTTGGTTAATATTGATAATTATTATACCATGATGTTTAAAAATATATAATTAAGGGTATCTATGGAAATTGATTTATCACTCGGCAATATTGCATATTTGTTGGAAAATAAAATTCCTATAAAAAAAACAATAAAAGAGAATTGGGGAATTGATTCTTTTGACAAACCAATAGAACCAGAAGTTCAAAATTTTTTAGAAAAATTGATAAATGAACAAAATGATGATCCATACAATCAAAGATTTTTTAATACTATTAAAATTGAAATGAATAATAATCTTTTTGATGTTGATGAAGTGGATAATAAATTTATTGATGCACATAGAAAAAAAAATTCAGGGTTTTTAAAATCTAATTTAAAATACGTTTCTAAATTACCATTATCCAACATTATACCAAACGGTATATTTGATCCAGATGCCATAATTAATATATTAAATCAATTTATGTCGATTAAAAATATGGCCGAACTTATTCAAAAAGCATCCGATGGTCATCCTTGCTATGATGTTTATGATCTTTTTCATTACAATATTGTAATGGTAATGAGCAATTTTTTATGGATGGAACTTAAAATTAATTACATAGATAATGGCACTCTCATTGGATATGAATATGTAGATAGTTGTAGTTATTTTAATGGATTCTCTTCGATGGAAGATTATGACCGTTTAATTGAAAGGGAAGAAGAGAGATTTGAACTCATTTCAAAAATGAATGAACATATTTTTTCTGAAAATGAAGTTGATCATTCTTATATCCCATCTTTTAATCTTCTTCAAAACATGATGGTTCCTATGGCTCAGCAACGAGTTTGTGTATATAGTACAAATATATTTGGATTAATTCGTTTTCTTACAAATGGCCCGTATCATTTAGTAGAATACAAAGAACTCAAAAAACAATTAATGGACAAATTGATAGAATTTGGTTGGAAAATATAAATATAATTTATGAACAATAAAAAAGTCGAAAACAATCTGAACCAAATTTTTGGAGTGTTGGAAACTGTTCGCAATAATAATCCAAATTTACCAGCCAAAACAGTAGAACAAATTGATGGGTTGATTGGAGTGTTAGAAGATGATCAAGTTTCTGAATATTGCAAAGGTACACTTTATTCTATCATAGAAAAATCTAAAGATGCTTTTGACGTAGTTTGTCAAGTATTACTCGATGCTCCTGATAATGCAAATAATATAAAAGCGTTTTCGGCATTGTTAACATCAATAACAACAGCTATATCATCTTTAGATAAAATAAATATTGATAGTTTTCTTTCTCCTAAAAAGAAAGAAACTGAAGAAGTGGTCAATCAAATAACGGCAGAAGAGGCCATGAAATTATTAATGAATTATAAAAGGAACCACCAAGATAAGGAGCTTTTCCATGTCGATTTACGAACAGACGAGCGGCCTTAATTCAAGGTCACTAAAAGGTGGCCTTACTTTTGATCGAGGTAAATTGATGGTTGGCAATAAACTATTAAATATATATATTGCTGGAACGGAATATTTAAGAAGACGCGGAATGCAATTCGTAACAAAGCTTGGAGAGAATTCCGGGATGTTTTTTATTTTTCCGTTTCCCAATCGTTATCAAATGTGGAATCAAAAAGTAGAAATTGATTTAGATTTGGCTTTTGTCGATAGGTATTATTCCATAAGAGAATTGTATAAATTGCCTGCACAGGGTAGTAATACACCTACAATAATAAAAGCTACACAAAATACTCTATTTGCAATAGAAGCTAATTATGGGTGGTTTAAAAAGAATGGAATTAAAATAGGAGATGCTATTAGGATAATAGAAATATAATGATTGGTTATAAACTTTCCCCCGATGAATTTTTAGAAATGAAAAAATGTATGGATGATCCTATATATTTTATTGAAACATATTGTAAAATTATTAGTGTTGATCATGGAATCATACCATTTAAATTATTTCCAAAACAAAGACAAATGGTAAAAAATTTTGTAAAAAATAGATTTAATATAGTATTGGCTTCAAGACAATTTGGTAAAACGGCTTGCGTTGCGGCTTGGATGGTATGGTTATTGGTATTTAATGATAATTTTTTAATAGCTTGTTTAGCTGATAAAATGGATCATGCTCAAAATATTGTTACGACAGTAAAACTTATGATTGAGTATTTACCTATTTTTTTAAAACCCGTTGATGGGAATGGTAATTTGCCAGAAGACAACAAAAGAAGCATTACATTAACAAACGGTTCGAGGGTCTTTGGAGCACCTACAACAGCTGGCTCAATCAGAGGTGAGTCAATAAATTTATGTATTTCTGGAAATAGTGAAATTTTTATTAGAAATAAAAAAACAGGGATAATTGAAAAAATTACTATAAATGAGTTGAAAGAACGACTAAGAAAGGGTAAGAAAAATTCAGATTATGAAATATTAACTCCAAATGGTTGGTCAAATTTTAGTGGGATATTGGAAACAAAACATAACACATCGATTAATATCGTTTTTGAAAATGGAAAATCATTAGAAGGTAGTTTAAATCATAAAATAAAAACGAAAAATGGTTTTGTGTCATTGAATGAAATTAATATTGGAGATGAAATCGAAATAATTAATAATGAATTTACAAAAATTGTAGAAAAAAATGAAATTAGGAAAGAATCTTTGTTGTATGATATTTTGAATGTTGATGAAGATAATGAATTTTATGCTAATGATGTATTGAATCACAATTGTTATATTGACGAATTTGCAATAGTTCCACAAAATTTAGCCAATGATTTTATGAACAACGCATATCCTACGATCACGTCGGGAAAAACGACAAAACTTTGCATAACATCAACTCCAAAAGGATTAAATCATTTTTGGTCAATCTGGAATAAAGCTGAACGTGGTAAAAATGAGTATGTTCCTTTGCGGATAGATTGGTGGGAGCGTCCGGATCGTGATGATAAGTGGAAAGATGAACAAGTAAAAAACCTTGGAGAAACGTCGTTTAATCAAGAATTTGGTAACATGTTCCTTGGTTCTGCCTTAACTTTAGTAGACTATCGTATATTGGAAAGTATTCATCCAGAGGAACCTTATGATATTAGATATGATGATTACTTTCGGATATATAAAGAACCGCATCCCGATGGTGTATATGTAATGGGAATTGATCTTGCTAAAGTGGTCAATAAAGATTACCACGCAGTGCAAATTATAAAAATCGACAAATTACCCTTTGAACAAGTTGCGGTATTTCATACAAATAAATTGAGTTATAGGATAATTGATGAATATATCGCAAGGATTGGAGAATTATATAATAATGCTTGGATAATTATAGAACGAAATGATATTTGCCAGAGTGTAGCGGATAGATTGTGGTATGGCCATGGATATGAAAATTTAATTTGGGACCCGTTTGCAAATAAACCAGAGCCGGGAATATTAACAACGAAAAAAACTAAGAAGATGTATCTTCAGTTAGTGAAAGACTATGTGGATGGAAGATTGATTACTTTATATGATGAAGAGACTATAAAAGAACTTTCTCATTTTGTTTTGCTGAGTGGCAATACTGATAATGCAAAATACGGCCCTGAAAATGAAGGGGGCCATGATGATTTAATAATGAGTTTGGCATTGAGTTTATTTTTCATTTTAACCCCTTATTATGTTGGGCAAATAGATGGCGATCAAGATGGTAAATCCATTCATTTATTCAGAGAAATTCAAGATATGATGCCCCCTGGTTTGTTTTTCGGGGGTAAACACAAATCGAGTGAAGAATTAAAAAAAGAATTTTTGGAAGGAGAAAAACCATCCGGGTTGATTTATAGAGATTATCATAGTGGAGAGCGAGAGGATTCCCGAAACATTAAAGAAAAATTCAACGAAAGGGTTGAAAATCATAAGCGTCCAGGCTATAATGTAAACGTTATAAATACTGATAAATGGAAGGAAATTTATGGAAATTAATAAATATATTGATGATATAATTAAGAATTTAACAGAAACTGAAAAAGACAAAATAAAACCTATGTTGATTTCTAATGAATTGGTCATGGATGAAGATTTTGAAAGGTTTGTTAAACATGGTGATTATATTAAAGCACCCGATGTATACGCATTTAGCATAAAATCGCTAGCATATATAATTAGAACGAAAATGGATATGGAAAATGGATTGTTGGATAAAAATCCAAATCTGTTTATTGAAAAATCTTCCGATCAGAAATTAAGAAAATTTAAAAAATATTTAAAAGATACTAAAGATCTTAGTTGGGAAGATAGATATCTTGTGCTTAGAAATATCTTTCTAAAAGGCATTTTAACAACATATTTGATAAATCTTCAATGCAAATCTATTGTGTTAGAAAGATTGCACAAAATGGCTAACACCAAAGAAAAAATAGAGGGGTTTGATTATGGACAAATAACTAAAGGGTTGACCGATGTTTATGAAGATTTAATGCAAGAACTTTTTAGAAAGGGAAAACTTGTTGATATTATTTATAACATACATAGAATTGGATCGATAGTGGATGGTTTGGAATATTTAAAACAAAAAAATTATGATAATATTGATATTGCTATAGATGAATTGATTTTGATGATTGATTTTTTTATTTCACCATCACCATACCATCAAGAAGAAATGAAGATTAAATTTGAATTTTTTAAATCAAAATTAGATGAAAAAAAGATTACATTCGAACAAATAAATATACTGGTAAACGATTTGTTAGCATTTATTATACTAACTAATTTATTATCAAATGAAGAATTGGATAATCTATTTACGATAAATAAATAAAAAATACAATTATACTTTAAGGAGTATTTCAATGGCAACAAGAAAAGGTTACCGATCATTATTCGAAGAAGTAGACTATAAAGCTATGGAACAGGCTATTGAAGAAATGGAAGATGTAGTCGAAGCTGATGATGAATTGGTTTTAGATCAAGAGGAGGAAACTCTTGAAGATGAAACTTTTATGGATCAGGAAGAAACTATCCCAGAACCGGGAATTGAAAGTGCGGAAGAAACTCTTGGAGAACAAGAAGCTGAAGCCCTTGAGCAAGAATTAAAATCCGAAGCCGATGACATGACCGAGCAAGAAATGGGTGAGGAAATTGAAGAGGCCGAAGAACAAATAGAAGAACAAGAAGATGCTATAAAAGAATTGGAAGAACAATATCGAAGAAAAATGAAATCCATCAAAGAAGGCATCAAAGTTCTTAGAGCTCATTTGGGTAAGATGAAGCAATTAAAAGATTCTTTTAAACGAAAATCCAAAAAAAGGGCAAGATTGGAAATGAAAATTAGAATTTTCGGAAAAAAATTAAAAGAGTCAAAAAAACACGGAAAAAAAAGACGCTAAATTAATTTATTGAAGAGGTTTGTTATGAATAAATTAAATATAATTTTTGAAAATTATTTCCGCTCACTTATTAAAGAGGGCGGAAATGCCTTTCCCAATACATCAAGAATATCTTTAGAAAACATCGATCCAACAATAGATGAATATAAAAAACAAATTTTATATAAAATTGGATTAAAAGATATTGATATTATACCTCTAGGTAGTGTTGGTAAAAAATCTTCCAGTGGGGATTTGGATTTAGGTATTAAATTTGAGTCTCTATCAAAAATATTTAAAATCGATGATCCAAAAGAATTAACATTAACATTAGATAAAGCCGTTTTTAAATACGTCGAAACCAAATCACAAGTGGGCTCTTGGCAAGTTTATACTTCATTCCCTCAATACGATAGAGAATTAAACAAATTAGATATAAATGTGCAAGTGGATTTGATGATAGGAAAATTTGAATGGATGAAAGATTGGTACGCATCGGGGTATGAGTCCGGAATGTCTATTGATGATCATTTAATATCAAAATATAAAGGTGTTTATAGAAATATCTTAATTGGTGCTATAATGAACCAATTCAAAGAACGGATTTCTGATTCTGAATTTAAAAAAATTACAGCTTCTTCACAGGGAATTTCGGATGTTATTACAACTATAAAAGGCAATAAAGGCAATATTTTAAAAAATCCTAAAGTGGTATCGAGAAAAATAAGATCACAAAACTTTCGAGAATTTTTTACTGAATTTTTTGAAGATCCAAATTTTGATCCAGAATCTATACAAACTGTGGAACTTTTGTTCCAATACATTGATAAAAATAGAAAATTGTTAAATATGAAGAATGATATAATAAAAACATATGAACGAATGTTGATTGATTCGAAATATCCAATTCCCTCCGAAATTTATAATTCTTAAGGATGAATAATGAAATTCACTATAGAAAATCTAATGAAATCGATTTCCAATATGGGAGTTTTGAAAAATTTCCACATTGAAGAAATTCCCGGAAAACAATCAAAAAGTAAAAAAAGATATAGACTGTTTTTGCCAAAGGAAAATTCAAAAAACGTTTCAAGTGTGAATAGGTTCGATGAATTGATGAACCTTGAGAAGCGAGTTAAAGAAACGTTTGATGTCGAATCAGTTGAATATAGTAAGAATAAGATGTTATCGAGTGTCGGACACGTTTCAATACAATTGGACGGCATTGTGTACGACATTGCTTTAAAAATAAGGAAAATACATCGAGGAAACGAAAAAGAAATCATTGATTATTTGAACAATGAAAAACCTTTTGTCGTTATAAATAGCAAAAAAACTAAAATTGAACAAGTTGATCAAAGCAAAGCTTTCACAAAGGGCAGTGGCAATGCAATACCATCATCTTTAGCTGATATTTCTATTCTTTTATCAAACGGAACCACATTTATCGTTTCTGCAAAACAAGAAGGTGGGTATAATTTATTCAACCACTTCTCAAGGCTTCGTTTATTTAATTTTATTGTTACGGAATTGGGATTAGATGAGAATTATTATTACAGTTTTATAGAAGATTGCGATGATTATTATATTAATAATTTAATAAACTATGAAATGCAAAAAAAATCTTTTGTGTTAAAAGAAAATAATGTTTCGGATAAAATTGAAATATTTCGATATTTTTCGAATCGAAGAAAGGGCCAAAAAGTGGATTTGACTTTAATAGCCCCGGCTATTATACAATACCCTTGGGAACTGGTGTTTTTTAATACAACATCCGATGAATATCAAAAATATCTCGAAGATTCAGAGATTACATACCAAATACGAACATCGGGCAAACCTGGCAATTTAAATAAATTTTTTGAGAAGGAATGGAAAAGTCCAGCTGAATATAATAAAGAAATGGCCAAGGAATGGAAAGGGGGTAAAATCGATCCCCATAAATTTCCATTTTGGGTTAGTTCTTCTTCGATGGAATCGATGGGGCTGGTGCTGAATATAAAATATAAAAAAAATAGTGCCATAGAAAATATTAAATCAATAAATAAAGAAATATTAGAAAAAGTCTATGAAAATAATAATATGATCATGGATAGAATAAGGACTAAAGTTGGAGAAAGCATTTTTCAAAAAAGCGTTTCAACAAAAAGAGATCCGGTAATCATAATTCTCGGTAGGTTTCAACCATTCACGAATGGCCATTTATCCGTAATTAAAGAAGCATCAAACACTGATAAAAAATGTAAAGTTGTTGTTCTTGTTGTGAAAGGAGAAAAATCTTCATTAGATAGAGAAAAAAACCCATTTCCATATGAACTTCAAAAAGAAATGATAATGAATGGTTCAAATGGATTAGTAAATGACATTTTAAAAATTCCCTCTGCTTATGTTGGGGAATGGATTGAATTATTAAGAAATCGAAATTATGAACCCGTATATTGGATCGCCGGTTCTGATAGAGTAAATGAATATAAAAAAATGGTTAATGGATTAAAAGATTTGAATGTAAACATAGAAATGGTGGAATCGAGCCCAAGAGAGTTTAACCCATCGGGTACATTAGTTAGAAAAACTATAAGAGAAAATGATGATGAAAAGCTGAAACAAATTGTTCCTCCATATGTTTTTAAAATACGAGATAAATTAAAATCTTATTTGGAATCAAAAAAAGAAATAGTTGAGTTATCAACAAAAGAAAAAAATAGATTGTCAAGATTAATGCCAAAAAAGTTTTATCATGTTTCACGTTATAGGTTGAAAGTGGGGGATGTGATTTTACCTGGAAATGAAACTGGGAAATCATGGGGTTCTCATGCTGGCAAACATGTTTTTATGAACAATTCTCCCATCCCCCACTACACCATTCAATCTTTCATTAAACAATCAAACGATCCATGGCACATTTACGAAGTAAAGCCTTTAGGGGAAGTGGAATTTGCTCCTTATGGAATAGATGAATATGTTACTAATAAAGCTAAAGTTGTTAAGTATATAGGTAACGCAAAGGGATTATTAAAACTTCCACAAAATCTACAAAACAAAATTAAAAAAGGTGATATTGATAATTTAAAATGGAAAGATGAATTATTACCGGGATCGGAGCCTAATGCAAGAAGATCGAAACGAACCATTGGTTATACCGCGGGAAGTGAAAGAGAAAGGAAAAAAAAAGAATCAAATGATTTGAAGGGAATGAACGAAATGATGCACTTATTTGATTTGGCACCAAAGGGAAAGGAATTTGTAGACAATCTCTTGAACAAAGAGGCTTTGATTCTCCAAAAACTCGATGGATCATCTTTCGGGTTTCGAAAAACTGAAAATGGATTGGTATATTTTGGAAGAGAAGGAAAACCAATTTCTAAAACAAAACGAGCTAGTATTGTATTGTATGAAGGTATAATCGATCATTTAGAACATGTATTTTTGTTATCGCATGGAATGCCATTTCTACCAATTGGTTGCGAAATTTGGGGAGAATATTTTCCAAATGGATTGATTCCAATTGTTCCTATAAAAAAATATCCTAAAAATAGTTGGATATTATATGATGTGAAGATTGGCGGGAAATCATTGCCAATGAAAGAAATTATAGAAATTTCAAAAGATTTGGATGTCGAAGAACCGGCCATCATGCACTTCGGAAGTTTGTCGGCTCAACAAAAAAAAGAATTGAATGAGTTTATTTTTTCCGATGAAAAACAAAGATTGGCAAGATTTGAAACCGGGAACTTCGCCCAATTCATTCTAAATTTGATAAATCCAAACTTTGTTTGTAAAATAAATGATGAGATTTTAGAAGGAATTGTGTTCATTTTCCAAGACGATAAACCAATTAGCTTAAAATTGGTCGACCCGTATTTCACCCAAACCATCAAACAAAAGAAAAAAGAATTTGGGGGAAATGAATTAAAATCTTATAAAGAAATAATAAAAAAAACCACTTTGAACTTTCTCGAAAAACATTTAGCCGATGTGAAAGAAATCGCTGTCATGTTTTCGAGAATTGATGATATAGAAACCGCATTTATTAATGTAGTAAATAATATAATAGAAACCTATGCAAATGAATTGAAAGGTTATAATAACATTTTTTCTCAGTACGAAAAAACATCCAAAGAGTCAGATTTAGGACAATTATTTCAATTAAATCCAAAATTTGTATCTAAAGAAATTATTTCTTTATCTGATAAATATTTCTATATTGGAGATATATACAAATTAATTATAAATCATTTTTTGAATCCTAAAAGAAGGGCCTCAGGAATGTTTACTACCGAAGAGATCGGTAGAATGAACAAAATTATTAATGCAATTCAATATATATTACAAGTTAGGAGCTAATATGGCAGATATCTTAGATATGATCAAATTAGGACAAGAACTTCAAGATAGTATTGCTAAATCTAAAATCAAACATAGCATGGAAACGTTGAAGGGGGTTAAAGAAAAACTCAATGAAGGCAATTTAAATGAACAAGATATGGTAATAAAAGACAATTTCGAAACTATGAAAAGATTTAGGATGCCGATTGTAAAAGCACACCAATCTTTACAATCTGTGATTGATGGTATTGGAAGTCTTCGCCAAAGCATAAAGGAATTTAATCTTAACATAACTTCAAGGGATATGGCAAAGCTTACTGACAGCACATCAAAGGATTTACAAAAAAGAAATGGTGATATTAGTTCTTCTTCAAAAGAATTGCAAAATTGTGCAGAAGACCTTGAATTGCAATTAGAAAGTATTTTATCCATATTCAATCAAGAATTGAAAAGAGGAGAATTGGTTGGTGAAAATAAGAAATTGAAGGAGGGTACTATTTTAGATAAAAAACAACAAAATGATTTTGAAAAATTCATTCTTCGATTAGTTAAAGATATTCCTATAGAATTTGGGAAATTTGGCAAACCTGCAAAATATCTTTCTAAATTAAATTTGGATGTTAATGAGAATGAGGTTATTGTCGATTTTCCAGAAGTATCCTCCAACCCCGAAAAGGAATCAGGGATACCATTTGAAATTCTAAATCGTGTTCCGAAAATTGAACGATATTTTAAAGATTTAACAAACGCAAAAAAAGTTTTGACAAAATCATTAAACCCCAAAAATGGTAGTGATGCAAGAAAATTTTCCATAACAAAAATAGAATAAAATTATTTCAAACTATAAAAGGGAATGAAAAATGACTAAAAAGGAATTTAAAAAAATGAATGAATGGATGGGTGTAGTATCTTCGAAAAAAAAACACTCTGCCATTAAAGAAAGTGATGAAGTAGTTGCATCTAAAATAATAGATATATTAAATGGAAAAGATAATACAATTGATAAAGACGCATTGAAGGGTATTGTGATGAATTCTATGAATATTGGCGAATCGGAATTTAATGCGGGTCTTGATATTTTACAATTGAAGGGGAAAATTAAAGAAAAAGGAACTGAATGGGAACTTCAAATTTAACATTTTAGATTTTTTTCAGTTATGATAACAAATTTCCACTTTTTTTCTTCACAAAATTTTTGAGCCGCTTTCCACTTTTCTTGGTTTACCATCCATGTTTGCAATTGTTTCCATTTTTTAGATGACGGCTTTTTAATTTGAGAACTTGGTTTAATTTCTACTAACCAATTTTCGGATTTCGTTTCTACAAAAAAATCTGGATAATATTTAGCAAATCTTTTTTTTACTGGATTATAATAAGTTATATCAATAACTTCACATGCCCATGAAATTACTCCTTCATTTGTATCTAACCAACTAACAAAAATTCTTTCATAAGAACTTCTAAATACCATAATTTTTGGGTTGTTTTTGAATTTTTCTGGGCACGTAAGATTATGCTCAGTGAGTTTGCCTTGTATATATTTTGAATTTTTATTTAAGTGTTGATTCCATTTACTCATAATAAATATATTTATGGAAACAAGAGATATATCAGATTTAGCAGCAATAAGATCGAAATTGCATCAGAGTGGGTATTATGAAAAATGGTATCTTGATCAAGTGAGCAACAGAAGTTTGGAAAGGGTATTGAAGGTATTTCCTAATAAATTATATACTTTTCAATATGTTCCAATTACTAAAAACCTGTTAATTTATGATTATAATCCTATCATATATTGTCTTAGATTATACCCAAATGGATTTTTGGGTTTGAATTTTCATCATTTAATAAAATTTATAGATAGATTGAATGCCGTTTTTAAATTAATTGAAGAAATTTTATTAAAAGGGGAAAAAGAAGGAATTTTGGCGATTCCTTATACAAAAATTCCATTATGGCAAAAAATAATAAGAAGATATAGATATGATAGAATTCGATTAAAAACGATATATACAATTGAATTTCAACAATGGATAGAAACCGTAACTTTAATTCCAAATACGATAAAGGAAAGATAAAATGCGTGACAATAAATACGATTCTCAAATAAAGAATTGGTTATCAAAATTTTCAGATAAATGGGATTTTCAAAAGAATAAAGAGGATTTACATAAAAATACCACAAAACTAGCCCAAACCGAAGAAGAACAAAGAAGATTGATGGTAGGCGATAGTTATGTTGGAAAAAGGACTATACATTCATTTTATAATTTGGCACATTATAAATCATTAAAAGACTTAATTAATCAATATCGTCAATTGGAATATATTCCTGAAGTATCGGAGGGGGTTTCTCAAATAGTAGACGAATGTGTAAGTTTAACAGCTGAAAATCCTGTAAAGTTAGATTTGAGTAGAAACAAATATATACATATTTCTAAAGATTTAGAAATTAAATTGCATAACGAATTTGAAAAAATTTTACAATTACTTGATTTTTTTAATACAGCCGATGATCTTTTTCGCCAATTTGTATACGATGGACGATTATATTTTGAAAATGTATTTGATCCTACTAATATAAAAGCTGGAATAATAGGTTTAACATTATTAAATCCAAAAGTTATTGATTATTTTTTTGACCAAAACGAAAAAATTTATTTTCCTTACATTCCATTTATCGAAACTGGTGAATATGAAACACATTACAATCAAAATCAAACGAGTGTATTGTACACCGAAGAAAATATAACTTGGACACATTCTGGTATTTGGGATCCTGAACGAGAAATTATCCTTGGGTGGTTACATCCATCATTAAAAGAAGCACTTCGTTTATCTTTACTCGAAGATGCGGCCACCGTTTATCGTTTAGTTAGAGCACCAGAGCGAAGAGTATATGAAGTTGACGTTGGTAAAATGCCGGCAAAACAAGCTGAAGAATACGTTCAAAAAATGATGAGTGAATTTAGAGCTCGAAAAGTATATGATCCAGAAACCGGCCAATTAATTGCGAACCAATCTTATATGAACATGATGGAAGATATTTGGCTTCCCAAAACGAGTGATGGGAGAGGAACCACGGTAACATCGTTAGAAGGAGGTCAAAATTTAGGGGAAATAGAAGATATTGAATATTTTCAAAAAAAATTGTTTAAATCGATGAAAGTTCCACGAAGACGATTAGACCCCGAATCAAGTTATACTTATGTGTCCGATTCCGAAATTAATTATGAAGAATATCAATTTCTTAAATATGTTCAAAAAATCCGAAAAAGATTTTCATATATATTTGTTGATTTGCTTAGAAAACAATGCATATTAAAAGGTCTTTTAACAGTAGAGAATTTTAATAAATTAAATCTAAATTTTGTTTGGGAAACCGATTCTAAATTTGATGAAGTTAATTCTATTCAAATGTTGGGAAAAAGGGTGTCCATGCTTGATGCGTTGGGTGAATATATAGGTAAATATTTTAGCAACGGTTGGGTTAGAAAACAAGTCTTAGGCATGACCGAAAGAGATAGTGAAATTATGGATCAAGAGATCGCTTTTGAGCGGCAAGAAATGGAAAAAACGGGTATTGATCCGGATGAGCCCACAAGTGCTGGACTGTTCGCATCAAAAAAACACAATTTAACATTGTCTAAAATACTTGAAAAAATAGATGCTTTGGAGAAAAAAAATGTCCGCCCTCACCGTTAAAATAGCTGATGCAGAAAAGGCCCTACTAAATATGGATATAGAATTTAAAGAGGATCGTAAAAGATTAAAAATGATAGCAGCTCTTCAAGCCGTAAACGACTTAGAAGAGGAAAATAACGGGCCAATGAGTATCGTCGATCTTATCGGCCCCATGAAAGAGATAATACAGCGATATACGGAGGGGCTTGATGAATCCTGAATTCAAAGAGATAATGGATTTAATAAAGTTAACTATAAACAATCTCAATACCAGGGTTGATGTGGTATCATCAGCATTTGATGGTATAAAGGATGAACTTCGGGATATTAGCAATATCGATTTATCTAAAATTGATAATATAGAACGTGATATAAACAATACAAAAAATGATATTATTAGATTACAAGGTGAAATTGTACGAATAGAAACAAAATCAATAGATAACAATAATGAAATACGATCAAAAATTAAAGACTTGAAAAAATTTTATGAAGAAATAAAACATTGGAAAGAAACCTCGAATTATAATGCTCATGCTGATAGAATTGAAAGGGTGGAACGGGATTTAGGGGATAATAAAATAACCAATATAATAAGAGATATCGAATCGATTCGAGAAAACGTTGAAAGAATAAAATGTGAATTGAAAGGAAATAGATTAATTAAAATGGAAAAT